AAATATAACTTTATAATTTGATAATTTATCATTTTCAATCTCTACATTATTAAACCATTCACTATAAATATCTTCACTCGTATTTTCTTTTCCAATGTAACATAGTTTATTTGGTGGATATCGGTCATGTATATGATATACATTACCAAAATTACTTAGATACTTAAATAATAATGTAGACCCGCAACCACCTGAACTACAAATATAATAATTCATATTTTTATTATATATTTTTATTTTAGGTATAGGTTTTGGTTGAGTGTATTTTATAGTACTTTGTTTTTCTAAATTAAAATCTAGCTTTAACATTTATATATTATTTTCATAACTTGCTAATTTTTTTTAAATTTATAAACTTAATAAATTTATAAACTTAATTTAACTAATAATTTTATATCGATAATATAAGTTATGCCATCCGGAAAAAATTGGGTAAATTTTTTATATGTTAACTTAGCATTTGCTATATATATCGCAGGTGTATTTTATTTTAACCAATTAGCTGAAATTAAAGCTAATTGGCCATTGTATAGATGTAATCCAATGTATATGCCTTTAGCAGATGATATTGAAGAAAATTTTGTATATTGTATCCAATCTATGCAAACTAGTTTTATGGGATATCTCTTACAACCTTTAACATTTATAACTGGTTCTCTTTCAACAATGATGGGAGGTTTTATGGGTGATATACAAAATATACGTGCTATGTTTAATAAAATTAGAACCTTTTTCTCATCTATTATACAATCTGTATTTGGGGTTTTTTTAAATTTAATTATTGAATTTCAACGAATCACTATTGGTATTAAAGATTTAATAGGAAAAACTATCGGTATTATGGTATCATTAATGTATATGTTAGACGGAAGTATTAAAACGATGAATAGCACCTGGAATGGACCACCTGGACAACTCGTTAGAGCTCTAGGAAAATGTTTTTATCCATACACAAATATTAAACTCAAAAATGGTGAAATTAAATATATTAAAGATATTGAATTAGGTGATGTATTAGAAGATGGTTCTATAGTTAATTCAGTTATGATGATTGATAATTTGAGAGAAAAAGTACCATTATATAGAATTAAAGATAATAAAACGAATAATGATAATGACATTTACGTTACGGGATCTCATCTTGTCTTTGATTCTCAACAAAATAAGTTTATAAAAGTTGAAAATTATCATAAAGCAGAAATTACTGATTTTCAAACCGATTGGTTTAGTTGTTTAATTACTGATACTCACCATATTCCAATTGGCAACGAATTATTTTGGGATTGGGAAGATCATTTTATTAAAATATAAATATTTAATCCATTTTAAGCTTGAATTATTTTAAACTTGAATTATTTTTTACTTTAATACTTTATAAAAGTTAAAAATTACGAATATTATTTACTTTATATTATTATTTACTTTATATATATATGGACAACGATATTCAAAACATAATACATATGTATGATAAATTAACGTATTTTGATCAATATGGGGGATCATTTATTTTATTCATTATAATCACTATTATTGTATCATTATTAGTTTCATATTGTTATACAATGATCAACATTCAGCCAATTATTGACGATTGGCCAAATCAAAGATGTAAACCTACAATAATACCTTTTGCTGGATTAATTACACATCCAGAAGGAGTTTCTGCTAATGATTATACTTATCAAAATTTTAATTATTGTACACAAAATATTTTATCAAATATAACCGGCTATTCTGTTCAACCTTTAACGTATATCACTAATATTTTACAATCTATCGCAAATATGATTAAAGAATCTATACAGAAAATTAGAGCTATGTTTGATAAGGTTAGAAGTTCTATGCAAGCAGTTAGTCAAGAAATTATGGGACGATTAATAAATGTTATGATCCCTTTACAAGAAATCATTATCAGTTTTAAAGATTTAATCGGTAAAATACAAGGAACTATGACAGCAGGTTTATTTACTTTATTGGGATCATATTATACACTAAAAGCATTAATGGGTGCTATCGCTCAATTTATAATAACAATTTTAATTGCTCTTGCTGTTATGATCGCTGCTTTTTGGGCTTTTCCATTCACTTGGGGGGCTGCTATCGCAAATACCGTTATATTTATAGCAATTGCTATACCAATGTCTATTGTATTAGCATTTATGATTGATGTATTAAAAGTTAAAACCAGTCTTAAAATACCAAAAGTTAAATGTTTTGATATTAATACACCTATTCAATTAAGTGATGGAACATTTAAACAAATAATAGACATCAATGTTGGTGATAAACTCAAAAATAATAATGAAGTAACTGCTAAAATTAAAGTTTCGAGTGAAGGTTCAGATATGTATTATTTAAATGGTGTAATAGTGTCTAATTCTCACATCGTTGAATATAAAAATAAATGGATATATATTTCTCAACATCCTAAAGCAGCTAAATTTAAATGTTATAATAAACCTTATTTATATTGTTTAAATACTACTGATAAAATTATTGAAATCAATGGCCTAAAATTTAATGATTGGGATGATATTTATTATAACGAAAACTTCAGACGAGTTATAAAACATATTCCTGTCCCTATCAATAAAATAAAACATATTCATAAATATTTAGATTACGGGTTTTTAGAAGACACTAATATTACGTTAAAAAATGGTGATGTTACTAAAATATCCAATATAAAAATAAATGATGTTTTAAAAGATGGAGAGAAAGTATATGGAATTGTTGAAATTAATTGTGATGATTTAATTGATAAAGAATTTAATAGGTATATTTTAGGAGATAATACTTTTATAGATGGATTTAATATTAATATCAATCAGTCTTTAGATGAAAAAAATATTATTAAACTCGACTATAAACCAAATAAAATATATAATTTATTGACTGACAAGGATACGTTTAAAATATATAATATACTCTTTTCAGATTACAATTATGCTATTGATCGATTTTTAGAAAAATAATAATCTATTATTTATGTATAACAATGGATATTTCAATCTTTGGATATAAATTAAATCTTGAGATTTTAATTTTAATCGGAGTAGTTTATCTTATTTTAGTTGGTCATACAGTATGCGGTTGTTGTCGTTTTAGAATGATGGAAGGTCTCGATAATATGAATAAAGACGAAAATAATGATAATAAGGTTATGGCTACTCAAGTTGGAAATGGTAATGTTGAACCAGCTGGTAATATGGTTGCTGGAAAAGCCAAAAATGGTTCCGCTAAAGCTAACGGAAAGGCTGGTAAAGAAGGATTTGTTGGTGCAAATACGAATTACGGACAATCTTCTCCATACGATTTAACTTCTAATGTTACACTCGATTCTTCGTTATGGAGTAAACCTAACTTAACAGTCGTCCCTGGTAAACAACCTAACCAAGCTGTTAAGCAATTTTTAAGCAGAAAACAACAACAACTCCCTTTACCTGAAGGTGAAATGGATTTCTTTGCAAACGTTGAATTCAAACCTGAATGCTGTCCAAATGCTTATAGTAATTCTATGGGATGTGCTTGCATGACTTCTCAAGACTATAATTTTTTAAAAACCAGAGCAAATAATAATGTACCTTACTCTGACTTCTAAATGCTAAAACTTTAAATGCTAAAACATTTATTATAATATTTTATAAAAAATCATAATATATTATATATGAATAAAACACATAGAACTAAATCATCTTCAAATCACAATAAAACCAAGAAAAAACAAACTAAAAAACAGGAATGTATAATAGGTTTAAAACCATTTGAAGAGAATTTTAGCAAAAATATTTCTAAAACAAGTTTGGTTAAAACAAACGCATCTAAAAAAAAAGAGTTTGTTAAAGAATTAATGGCTAAATTCGCACCACATAGCATAAAACCTAATAATGATTTTTATGATTATATCAATTATACATGGCTTAAAAATGTTGATTTAAAAGAGCAACAAAAATATATTGTACAAGTTGATGATTTCAGATTAGCACAAGATAAAGTATATCATCAATTAAATGAGATTATATTAGATTATGTTAAAAATAATGATAACAAGCTAGCTAAAAATTTAAAAAATTATTATCATTCTGTTATCGTAATGAATCCTAAGGCTTATAGTAAACAATTAGCACACACAGCTATAGAGACTGTCGATAATTTTATTAAAAATGATAACCCGTGGGCTTTACTTGCCCATATAAATAGTGATGAAATGTTAAAATCTAATGCTCCGTTTGTATGGTCTCTCAATCCTGATGATAAAGAACCCAATGTTTATAGATGCTATATAACTCCAGCACAATTTATATTACTCAATATAAGTGTTTATTATGATGACGGTACAGATGTCGCTTATAAACAAAAATATAGAAACGCGTTTTTAGATGTTGCTAAAAAAGTATTTAATACACTTATAGGTAAAAATGATTTTAATGTTAAAGATATATTTGATGTTCAAGTTGATATATTTAATGAATTAGGATGTATTGATATCACTTTAAATGAAAAAACTTATAACAAAGTCTCTAAAAACGAAGCCTTAGAAAAATATGGTTTTGATTGGGTTGAATTTTCGAAACAATTAGGATTTAAAAATACACCGGATTTTTTTATAACATCTAGTCTAAATTATTTAAAATGCGGTTCTAAATTATTACTTGATAATTGGAAAACACCAAAATGGAGAACGTTTTGGATTTATTTATTTTTAAGGAGATTAATTAGAATTACAAAAGATTGGGAAAGATTAATTTATGATTTACATGGTAAATTCGAGAGAGGTCAACAAGAATTAAATATTTCTAATGCTGTAAGCGCCTCTTTATATATGTCTATTCCTTTTAATACATTTTTAACTAATGAATATGTTAAAAAATATGAAAACCCACAAGCACTTAAATATGTAGAAATATTGGCAAATGACTTAAAACAAGTTTATAAACGTATTTTAATGCGAAATAATTGGTTGAGTCCTAAAACTAAAAAATATGCTTTATTAAAATTAAAACAATGTAAATTTGTATTTAGTAAACCAGACGACTTGAGAGAAGACCCTGATTTAAATTACGATACAGTATTATATGACAATATGAAAAAAATTAATGATTGGCGTCATATTAAATTTATTGAACTTGAAGGAAAACAAATTATTGATATACCAATGGTTGATTGGAATAGTTATCCGGTTAAAATGATTGGCGACCAAGCTTATATTGTTAATGCTTCATATACACCAAATAAAAATCGTATCTATATAAATCTTGGCTATATACAAAAACCATTTGTAGATTTAGATGAGAGAGGTATCGAATACAACTTAGCACATGTAGGTTTTACAATTGCTCACGAATTAGGTCATGGATTTGATGATTGGGGTAGTCAATATGGATATGATGGCGCTTTACACGATTGGTGGAGTCCTCAAGATAAGAAAAAATATAAAGCAATTCAAAATGATGTTATTAAACAATATGAAGAATTTGCGGCAAGAGACGGAATAGAATTTGACGCGTCAATAGGAGTAGGTGAAGACTTAGCTGATATTCAAAGTCTCTCTATTTGTAGTGAATATTTGAGAGATTTTCAAGAAAAAAACAAGGATATAGTACCAATTCGTTATCTTGGTTTTGAAGCTTTTTATACTTATTTTGCGTTCCAACAAAAACAATTAGTTAGTAAAAAAGCCTTATCAGCACAATTGAAAACTAATCCGCATCCATTAGATAAATATAGATGTAATGTTCCTCTTTCGCGTTCAGAGATTTTTAGGGCACTATATAATGTTAAAAAAGGTGATGGTATGTGGTGGCATAATACTAATACAGTTTGGTAACAAATGCGATATTTAAATATATTTTTACATAATATATTTACACCTTTGGACATTTAAAACGCCGACTTTGACGCTAAAAAATACAAAAATGTAAAATCAATTTTGATGGTCTTACTTTT